ACTGATGAGAGCACTTCTGCGAACTCCCCCGACAACGACGATCTGTGCAATCTTACAGCAGAGATCGTGACATTCGATTGAGGAGAGTTTACGTCCATGAGCTTCCCGAAAGACGTCAACGGTGAAGTTAAACAGATCGACAAGAGGTTCTGGACCAGATGCTCTACCGCCGAAGGTCTTAAGGGCTGCGCCTGCAGATCGTACTCCAGATACGTCCCACTTTGGAAGCTGACCCGAATAGAGCAAGCTAATAAGCTCTCTGTATGCTTTAGCCCAGCCAATTTTAGAATCGGCGACGTGTATAACGGTATCGGTGTCATGAAATTCCTCCGCAACTTCTGGTAGTTTAGATACGTATTGACGTTCAACACTGAAACCTACACCTGTACCGCACATCAGGACATACATCATCTCGTCAAACGCTTTGGGGTGGTCGATGGGTAAGTAGCTACAGTTAAAGCCAGCTACGTTGTCACGGTCAAGAGCCTCGCCAGCAGTCATTAGTGCTCTCATGCTGGGCATTACATCTAGATCGTGGATGTCTTTGAACATACCATTAGCTTCTTCCAGAGTAAGTTTACCTTTCTCAACCCAGAAGTTTAGGTATCTGTCGATTGTTTCTTCCCAAGTCTCACGCCGTTGCTCGTCTGGTAGGTAACGTGCGTAGCGGGACTTGTGAATGTATTGTTGATATGCGTCCATTAAATTAGTTCCTTAATTAATTTGTCAATGTACCATCTGCACTTGCGTAAATCTTCTACTGGTTTTCCTTTGTAATCGTAGCGCCACAGATACTTCAATGCGTTACCTTTCAGATAGCCTTTGAACTCGTCGGCTGGCATTGAAGCCTTGATAGCTTCGATAGCTTCTATAGCACCTTTGTTGTAGTGATCGGGCTGCTCTACAGGATCTGTCTTTTTTGGTTTCCTGATAGACAGATTGTTCAACGACCTTAAAGTATCCCAATCGTTAGGGGTTGCGTTGTCAATACTCATCCGTACTTTCTCCTTAAATAGTTCATGCTGATCGGTAGCTCATCAAAGGAACCGTTGTCTACTTCGTTGAGCATCCATATCCCAGACCAGCTACCGTTTGTTTGAGGGTTTAAGTAGTCCTCATCATGGTTGTAATAGATACCAGCAAACAAACCAGTGATGTTAGTACCGTCTGCTTTACGTGCATAAGCTATGTCTCTATCCTGAACATGTCCCATGATGCACGACATGAACTTCTTTTGCAACATCAACTTTGCACACGTTACTGGCCTACCCATGACGCCACTAGTAAAGTAGTGACAGTAAGCGATACCATCAATGATGATTGGTTCAAGGAATGGTACAACTTCCCAGCCAGACTTCTCCAACTCAAAGTCATCATAGCTCATTAGTCCCTCAAGCTTTGCATCTGTTTCGATGGCACGTTCAATGCGCTGTTCGTGGTTACCTAACAAGAACACCATGCGTGGGTTCCATGTCTTCTTCTTGTGAAGGCGCAGTCTGCGTTGCTCATCAAGTATAGGATGTAGGAAAGCCCACATAGCATGTTTACCAGCTTCGATGTCGTTGACGTAACGTCTACCCTCGAATGACTTCTTTCCAACGTCATAGCTACTGAGACTTGGCATGTCCCAGTGATCCCCCAGATGAATGATAACGTCGGGTTTAGTTGCGGCAGCATATCGACCAGCCCAGTACAGGTGGTCAACAGGCATGTCAGGTTTAACCTGTGTGTCAGGTATTACAAGATGTCTAGTCATAGTTTCTTGCTCCATCCAGCAGGACAAGTCTCCATAGTGTACCATGTAAAGCCTTGCTTCTCTGCCCATTCTTGCATGGTGTATTTTGTCCCGTCACTTCTACGTCTTGCTCCGGGCATTGGTGTTCTTGGGTTTTGAAAGATAAATACTAACTCTTCCCAGTCACCAAGACTTGCTCTTACGTCCACATACTTCCTAGCTTCAGCACGATCTCTGAACCTTCCTTTAGCTTCGATGTACAGTGTACCTACACCGTCATGGTAAATGAAGTCAGGCTCATATGTTTTAACTTGGGTGTATGTAAGACCTTCAGAGTGGTACTCACACTGCTTTAGCTTTTGATGTAGGTCATATTCAAACCAGCTATCAAAACCTCTAGGCAGACTTCGTTTCGTTCTCTTCACTTGGTCTTTCCCATAGTTGATTGGGTTCACGACGTAGCCAAAGCAGCCTAGCGTTCTCGATTACACGCTCTTCAGACTCTAACAACTCAACGCACTTGTTAAACATCTCTATCTCTGACAGTCCTTCAAGGAGTTTCTGAGACTTCTTATCACCAATACCATACACACCGACAATGTTATCAGCTTTGTCGCCCATGATGATCTGACGATAGAAGAACAGTAACCCTTCCTCTTCATTGACAGATGTTAGTTCACGCTTGTTAAAGTTATAATGTCTACACGGTACTTGCTGGAAGTCCTTATCAAGACTGACAATGATGCTGTCAGGGGTAGCGGTAGCGTCGATAGCAATCAAGTCATCAGCTTCCTCATTTTTAGTAACAACAGCATTCCAATCGTTAACAAGATACTCACGTATAGCTTGCAAGTGTACAGGCTTTTCTTTGTCCTTACGGTTACCCTTGTAAGGCGCAGTAACGGCTATGTCATTACGAAAGTTACCCTTACCTGTCAGGTAGACACGGTAGTCTGGCTCGTCATCTATCTGTGTGTATAGATCACTGATCAGATCAGATAAGAAACTGCCCGTAGTATAACAGGCAGTCTTAACTGACTCATCATTGCACTTGAAAGCACAACGATAAGCTACGATGTCACCGTCAATTAGGATCACAACGCTTCTTCTTCAGAGACTGAGTTGTCAGTGTACTCAATCAATTCAGTCACCTTCATCTTTATCATTGATGGTGAACGACCAGTACCAACAGACCAATCGTAGTAGCCTACCACTGCTACTGCTTGTGATCCGTTAGCAATGAGAACGTCTTCAGGTATCTCAACACCGTTCTCGTCTGTCAACCGCATGGGGTTCTTAGACTTCATGGTGATGAAGAACTCCCGCTCGTCACCTTTGTTGCTCGGTGCAATACCCATCTCTTCAATGGCTTCGATAGCTTTTTCGCTAAGGTTGCCAAGCTGCACTTGGTACTTGTTACTGTACTTGTTGAGCTTGTTACGCTCGCACCAGTAAACAGTTCCGCGAACAGTGATGGGTGGTAGTTTGTTAGCTGTCATAAATTTCTCCTAGTGAGTTTCAGCCCAGTTGTTGCCTACACGATACTCGCCGTCTAATGGACACCGTAGGCCAAGCGTCTCTCCGGCGATTCTGATTGAGCGCACACCGATACGTCCGACTGTATCTGCATAATGCGCTGGTGTTTCTATCTGCCACTCGTCATGTACGTTGGCTACGAATTTATGTGGGATGTTGCGTAGTTTATCTGCTAAGTGTACCACCGCTTGTTTCATAACGCAAGCCCCTGCACCCTGTAAAAGTGTATTCAATGCGGCGTGTTGGGATCTGACTCTGAGCTTTCGTCCGTCGAGGCCATCAAGTATGCCTGACTGAGCCTGTTTGTCAGTTCTTCTTCTAAGTTCTTCAAGAGCAGGCGTGTTGTGTAGAAATCTCTCTTTAAGCCTTCTTCCAGTGCCGCTATTTCCTCCAACGATAGCTCCGATCTTAGCATCTCCGGCCCCATACAGAAACGCATATATGAATGTCTTTGCAAGAGGTCGTGTCTCAAGTCCCGCAGCCCGTTGATTAGCTGTATGAATATCGCCATTGAGGATTTCATTTGTATAGTCTTCATCATCCATGTAATGAGCTAACATGCGTAGCTCTAATCCGCTGGCGTCAATACCAACAAGTACGTTACCTTCCTCAACAGTCCAGCATGATCGACACTCAGTACCAAACGGTGCAGATACCGCAGGAACCTGAGCCATGTTAGGTGACTGGTGTGTCATGCGTCCGGTCACAGCACCGTTGGTGATGACCCTACCATGTACCCTGCCGTCATCCTTGACTGCCTTCAACCAGCTGTCGATCTGTGCTACTCGTTTCTGCAACATCATGTACCGTGCAACAGCCTTAGCTTCTGGTCTGTCAATACCGTCAAGTACCTTCTCATCAACAATGATGTTTCCCTTCTCAGTCTTCTTGTCGAACTTGACACCAAGACTTTGCAGACGCTCTGCTATCTGCTTACGTGAACCGGGATTAAACACTGTTACTTTGTCCTTCAAACGCTTTCCTGTCTTCTCTGACCATCGCTCTTCAACGATGGGTGGAAAGATAGCCTGTAGCTCTGCTTCAATGTTGTTCATCTCAAACATCAAGTCCATCATCAACTGTTCTGCATTGTTACAGTCGAGCTTGAAGCCGTTCCGTTCCTGCTCAGTAACAAGCCAACCTACTCGATGCTCCAGATCAATTGACTGCTGAGAAAATCCTTCTTTGTGTAGCTGTAACTCTAACCACTTGTGAACTTGTTCAGTCAATTCAACGTCAGCGATACAGTACTCAATCATCTCGTCACTCAGTCCACTGTCGTAGTCTGTGAAGTCGAGCTTGCCTGTTCCTCCAAGGATTGTTCCCCAATTGCGCAGTGAGTGTCCTCCGTCTTGGCTGGGGTTGTACAGTCTGGAGAGGTAGAGAGTATCCACAACAGTATCCCTAGAGATATGTACGTTCCAAACACGATCAAGAATACCCACATCGAATCCAATGAGGTTGTGTCCAATGATTTTGTGTGCATCATTTAACACCTTCTGCAAAGTACTGGCTGTAGTGTGGACTTGTATATCGTTCTTCACCTTCGTAACTGCACACCAGATCGTTGAGTGATCCAAAGTAGTTTCGATATCCAAGTAACAGATACTCATAGTACGCCTCATTCAAATCGTTTTGTTCAGGGTTGTGGTTAAACTTCTTGTAAGTCTCCATCAACTGTTCCTGTTCTAATATCCAGTTCCCAATCTTGCTCATGGTATATCATCTCCTCAATATCTGCGAGTGTCCGTAAGTCTGCGCGGTCAATTACATCACCGTCATCTAGAGTAACAGCAAAGCATCTGTTGCACAAGTCTACAAACTCTTCGCTAACTGCATACCGTCTTGTCGCTTCGTAGTCTGTAAGCTCTACGTCACACGCTTTACATCTCACAACATCAAATCCTCTAGTTGATTTATTCTAAGGTTGTAGCAGTTAGCTCGAACAATAAAACCATTATCACCGTCCTGCTCCCCCTTCTTCAAGAATCTAGCATCCTCAAAATACTTGTTTTTGTCAAGCCATCCAAGAACATACAAATCACCTTGTCGTATGTAGCGAGTGAACAAATACTTATCGCACTGTTGGTGCAGCGATGTCTCTGCAATGCTGCAGTCGTAGTAATCCTTTGGTGGAACCGTTGTCTCTTTTGTTTTGACATCGATGGTAATACCGTTCCATGTCAAGTCATAGTCTTTGCAGGGAGTACGTTCACAGCCTAAGTAGTCGGACAACATAATCTCTGCCAAAAAACCTACGGCGTTGCCTGCCCCCTTACGTATGCTGTTACGTATAGCTCCCATATCAGCAGACTCAGCCAGCGCTTTCTTTTTTTGTTCTTCGGTTGGTGTAAGAGTAATCATAACGGATTCTCCTCGCGTTCCTCTCGTTGTGTTAGTCGTCCTGTCGCCTCATTGTAAAACACCTCACATGCCTTGCCTGTCTTACCAGTGTATCGGTTCTTCAACACACGTAGCACGGTCGTGTTCTTAACGATAGGATCATCAGCCTGACTGTTACGCTCTGCACCAATGACCGCATCAGACAACTGTGCAATCGAGGCAGAGCCACGTAACATACCCAGACTAGTCACTGCACCGTCCTCCAGCTGCTTGCCTTCTGGCCTGCGTAGGTGGCTGACAAGGAACATACAGATGTTCATCTCCTGTACGAATGTTCGCAGTTTTGTCATGATCATGTCAAGTGCACGGCGTTCATCCCCGTTACTTTGGTCGGACACCAGTATTGACACGTGATCCAGAACGATGAACCTAACGCCAAGTACCTTCACAAAGTACCGCATCCTGCCCAGTACGTTCTCGATCTCGTTACTACCGAAGTGTTCCCAGAGATAGACACGGTTCTCATAGTCCATCGTATCGTAGACTAGGTCGATGTCAGTGTCGTCGTACTCACAGTCTGGTAGGTGGATAGGTTTGTTCAGTTCGAGACCTACGAGTCCACGCATGGTTCGCTCAGGTGTCTCCTCAAGAAACATCAGACCAAGGTTATCTTCAGACTGTGCCATAATGGAACTAACTATCTCACGCAGAAGGGTACTCTTGCCCAGTCCAGAGCCAGCACAGATCGTTACCAACTCTGCCATGCGTATGCCGTACAGGTGCTTGTTCAGCCCCTCGAACGGGTACTGTACCTTGGCCTTGGCTAGTGGCTTCTTGATCAGTTCACGTAGCTCACCAGCACCCACGATACCTTCAGGTGTGTAAGGTTGAGCAGACCACCACGCTTTGGTGTACATCTCTGAGTCGTTGTTAGTCAGGTAATCACACGCATCCTTGTAACCGTTGACGTGCTTAACAATCCTTGCCTTGTTACCGAACAGATCAGCACACTCCTTTGCTGCCTTCTGTCCCGGCTCGTCAGCATCGAAACAAATCACTACGTTCTCGAAGCTGTTCAGCCAATCATAAAAAAGGCG